TGTCATTTCTTTTTCCTCTTTTTCTTTTCAAGTTTCTTACAAGCCTTTTCATATTCTTCTCTATAATATTTTGTAGTCCAGCCATCATTATGACCACTATTCATTTCTAGATAACATATATCTCGCCATTCTTCTGTTGTATATTTCATGCTTCAATGTATACCTCATAAATGTTTAAATACCAATCTGTAAAAAAATGATAGTGTAAAATACCTATCAACATTATTGTTGAACCTACAATATTAACCACTATCAATGACCAATCATTCCATAATATACCTACTATCAACCAACCTGTAATACCTACAAATTGAAAATACATATTATATGGGTATAGATTCATGGCTGTTGTAACTGCACCGAATATCAATACGATACTTGCAAACCATTTTATATACCAATCTAATCCCATAGATATTTTTTCATGTACCATTTTTGAAACTCCGGGTCTTTTTGAAATTCTTCATGCAATTCACTTGCCTCTACTTGACCACTTCTGATACAGTCAGCAAGTAATTGCCACTTTTCTTCTTTCGTATATACCACTTCTTTGCCATCTATGTCTGTAATAATTCTATCTTCTGTCATAGCACACCTACCAATGTTGCAAATATTAATACTGTTAAAAGTATAATGTTAAATACATCTAAATCCATTATGCAAATACCTCTCTTAATATTATTTTTGTTTCTGTTTGATTAAATCTTAAAAACGGTTTAAACTTCTGTGCTTTTTTATAAAAATCAGGCCATACTATTTTATCTTTTATGTTTTTGTTCCAGTCTTTCATAAAATCTAAATGATAATCCATAACTAATAATGTCTCAATAGATATCTTCTTACCTATAGCAAGTTTTAAAAGTCTAGGATGTTGACCATCATCTACTCTAAAAACACTTTGATGAGAAGCTATTTTTGCAATCTCATTTATCTCTTGTTTTAACCAATAATTAAAACCCTCTTTACGCTTTTTATATTGCAAATATGTATCATGACTATCTCGTTCTAATAGACTACCAGACCATGCCTTGTTTTTCTTTACAAAATTTGCAATCATAAAATCATCAATCTCATCTTGATTATACTTTACACTTAGTTTATGAAACATATACCTGTCGTTTCTTTTTGTAAATGTTTCTAACTTTGTATGCACCATGCCACTATGTTCTGTATAATCATACTTGTCTGTGGTAAAATGTAGTTTATACGCTAGATACTTTCTGTAAACTGCAAAACCATCATATGTCATAAAGGTAGTTTTCCTCCTTTCTCAATCAAATTAAGACCTTGTGCCTCTATTGTAATTTTTTCTTTTAGACTTTTAGAAATGTATCTGCCTACTTCTGCTGGGTCAATAGTATTTTCATCACAATAATGCAAGATGGCATCCATGTAAGACATGTCGCCATTGTTTCTTTTGATTTCTTCAATCTTTAAACTAAATTGTTTAGCGTTCATAATATAAAAATCTTGGGGTGTATTTCTGTGTGCCGAGCATACACCAAGCTCCGGCACTTCTTAAAGTGGTAGAGTGCCTAAACTATTTAACCTCTTGTAATTGTGGATTAACTGTGTCATAAAAAGTCCTTATTGCATTTTGCAATTCTTCTTCATAATCTTTCGGTTCTTTCACAAATGCTTTCATTGAACCATCTTCAGCAGCCATCAAGACTACTATTTGTTCTATTGGTTCATTAAATGTTTCGTTGTACATAATTGAATATGCTGTACATTGTAGGAAATAGTTTTCTACCCACTCCTCGATTCTTTCTTTATTTGCTGTTTTAAAATCAATAACTGATAGTTTACCATTGTATTCTGCAACACAATCTACTTGACCTGCAAGTGTCAAGTTTTTACTATACATAATTTCTTCTACTAATCTAATGTTATTAATTTGGTCTAGATAGGGTTTCATTAATTTAAATAACCCTAATGGTAACACATCACGAATGGATGGTGTCTCGTTCTTCATATATTGTTCTACTAATGTGTGTAGAGATTTACCTCTGTTTGCACATCTTCGCATTTCCCAATTGGCAACATCTTCACCAATTGACTTACGCCATTTTTTAAGTCCTTCAGTTTTTCTCATGCTCAATACTGAAGTAACAGACGGATAGTTTACGCCGTCTATATCATAAAATCTGTAATCACCGACTTTCTTACCTTTTGTTTTAGGTAATACTGTCTTATCAATATCTGTATGTATAAATTTCATATTTAATTCTCTATTATTTAATCTACCTATTATATAACAACCAGCAAAGAATGTCAATGCTGGTTGCTACTATTTAGTTATTTAGGATATACTGAAGGTGCCTTTACAGATGATTTTGTAAACTCTGGATAAGCATCCAGACCACATTCAGATACATCAACTCCTACTTCCTCATCATCATCAGATACTCTTACACCCCATGTTAGATGTATTGCATACCAAAATAATGAACTGACTACGAAAGTCCATAAGAAGATTACAACTATTCCGTATAACTGTGCTGATAGTGTTCCTGTAGTAAATACTACTGCAAGTAATCCCCATATACCTGCTGTTCCGTGTGCTGATATGGCACCAACAGGGTCATCTAACTTCATTCTATCTAAAGCGATGATTGAGAATACTACTAATAAACCACCAACTGCACCTATTATTGTTGCAAGTCCTGGTGTTGGTGCTAAAGGTTCTGCTGTTATTGAAACTAGACCTGCAATTGCACCATTAAGTGCCATTGTTAAGTCTGATTTACCGAACAATACTTTAGATACTAATAATGCACCCATAACGCCCCCAGCGGCAGCCAAGTTTGTGTTTACAAATATTTTCGATACTGCATTTGCCTCTGCAACATTTGATACTATTAATTCTGACCCACCATTGAATCCGAACCAACCTAACCATAGTATAAATGTACCTAGTGTTGCAAGTGGTAAGTTTGCACCAGGCATAGCGTTTACTTTGCCGTCTACATATTTACCTTTTCTTGAACCTAGTACAATAACACCGGCAAGAGCCGCTGTCGCACCACATAAGTGAACTACACCTGAACCAGCAAAATCTAAAAATCCTGCCTCATCTAGGAATCCACCACCCCATTTCCAATAACCTTGAATTGGGTATATGAAACTGGTCATTACTACACAAAATAGTAAAAACGGCCAAAGTTTCATTCGTTCTGCAACTGCACCTGATATAATCGAACATGCTGTTGCTACAAATACAACTTGAAAGAAGTGGTCTGCCATGTATGAATAATATACATCGCCACCACTAGCAAGTACTGCTTCTGTTGTATTATCTTCACCTAGAAAGAATAATAATTCACCTGAGTACATTATATTATATCCTATAATCATATAACATAAACATGCTATTGAGTATAGTGCTATATTTTTTGTAAGGATTTCTGTTGTGTTTTTAGCTCTGACAAGACCAGATTCAAGCATTGTGAACCCAGCGGCCATCCACATAACAAAAGCACCCATTACAAGAAAATATAGCGTGTCTAGAGCATACGATAACTCTACTACTGTATTTTCCATCATTTACCTCTTGTTTTTTAAGGTGAGCAATCTCACCATTGTTAATTATAGTCAGCAACCTGACTGTCTATCATAATATAGTTTTCAAATCTTTTAACTTCTCGTTAATTTTAGCACTTTATCAATTTGTGCTTTTATAATAGGTGCCCTATTAGGCCAGTATATATAATCTTCTTCACTTTTTGCTAGATTATATAAGAAAGGCAATATCACTTTTTCTAATTCTTTAAATCTTGCCTTTGTTTGTTCATCTGTTATTTCTTTTGTAACAGTATCTTTTTCAGCAACTATCTGCATGACTTCGTTCATCATACTTTTTATAGATGATACATCAGACTTAACTTTTGCTAATTCTAAGTTAGTCTCTTTGTTCTCACCTACTACCACCTTTTCTTCTACTGGTTTTTGATTGACTGGTGTAAAACCATAATCTTGGTCTAAATCAAAACCTCGCATATAATCAGGTATATCTGCCATTACTTCTTCCTCTTGTTCATGTGTTTTTCAACAACTTGTTTGGTCTTTATATCTTTGATAGACTTGTTGCCATGTCTCTCTGCAAGTGCTGACCTAGGATGTGCTTCTGCGATTCTGGATAGATTTTCTTTCCATCCAGAATCACCTTTAATTCTTCCGACACCTGCAACTATATTTATACCTGTATGCACCTGTTCAACATCAGGATTATCTTTTAAATATTGTTCTTTTTCAGATATCTTTAAAAAGACATCTTCAACAACACCTGTAGTTTTATTGTGAAAGGTATAAGTAGGCATTAATTCATGCTCTCTAATGCTTTAGTAAATCTATTTGCATGAGACCTTTCTGCCTTTGCAAGAGTTTCAAACCAATCTGCAATTTCATCAAAACCTTCATCACGAGCAGTCTTTGCCATGCCTGGATACATGTCTGTATATTCATGTGTCTCACCAGCGATAGCAGCTTTTAGATTCATTTTTGAATCACCGATAGGTTCACCTGTTGCTGGGTCACCACATTCTTTTTCAAGATATTCTAAATGACCATGTGCATGTCCTGTTTCACCTTCTGCTGTTGAACGGAATACTTGTGCTATATCATTTTGACCTTCTACATCTGCCTTAGCGGCGAAATATAGATATCTACGATTCGCTTGTGATTCACCAGCGAAAGCGTCTTTTAGATTTTGTTCAGTTTTACTTCCTTTAAGTGCCATAATTTTCTCCTAATGTAAAATAATATGCCAGAATAATACTACGGCAGATACAAAAAGAAATGCCTTAACATAATCTGGTAAATCATCACATACTTTTTTAAATATTTCGTACATGACTATCCTCCTAAAGCTTCAGCATACCAGTCTGGCATTTTTGATGGTGCCTTCCAGGTAGCGAATCTTTGTTTTTTCATAATATAATAATTGCGATAACTCGCAACTACATCACCATCTACCTTACATTCATCTGGCATAGCAGGTGTAGGTAAAGTAGGTTTTTTATTTAAGGCGATATTAAAAGGTGGGTTTC